GTTAATTGATCAAGCAGATTTCGAAGAAGGGGAAGTGCATCGCTCAAAAGAATTATCTATTCTAGAAAAAGAAAAAGAAGAACTTGGGATTTATGTTACCAAGCATCCGCTAGAAGGAATATGGGATGCGATGAGGCAGGATATAGACGCAGAAATGATAGACGTGCCTGATATGCAGTCAAATTCTTTTGTCAAACTTGGCGGAATTATAACTTCAAGTAAAAAAATTATAACCAAAAAAGGTTCTAAGATGTACAAGTACACCCTGGAGGATCCGACTGGTGAGCTAGAGGTTGTTGTTTTTCCCAAGGACGCCAAGTCCTACTCTGATGACTATTTCAAGGTTGGAGAAATGGGATATGTTCAGGGTGTTTTAAATAAAGAAATAAATGATGAGAATTTAAATTATAGATTGTTCTTAAGTAAGATGGAAAAAATAAGTAATGAGGTTAATTTATCTGGTAAAATTATAAACCTAAATGTTAAAAACTTATCCCACGAATCTTTTGAACAAATATGTGATATAATAAATTCAAACAACGGCAATAGACCAGTAATCTTAAATGTAGAAAATGAATACGGTAAAACATCTTACCGTTTCAATAAAACTACAAATAAAAAAGCTGAAGAACTAATATCTAAGTTAATTTAGAGGAGAGACAAATGGCCGCAAATGGCACCTATCAAAATCCATCTACAAAAGAATGTTGGCAGTACTGCTTTTCTTGCGGTAGATGCGAAAACAAGGGTAGATACGACAAATGCAAAAGCTGTAGCGGCAGATATGATCCTCGTGGGATTATAGACGCTCATCCGGAAGACTACTGTGACTGTCGAAATGGTGTACTTAGATGGAAAACAAGCACTGGTAGAATAGTGATAACGAGATTCAAATCAAACCCGTATGCCGGTTCTGTTCAGATTGAGCAAAAGACTCAAGACGAGAGAGACTGGGATTCATATGTTAAAGATACTAGAGAAAAAATGAATGATCCAAAATGGAATCCAATAACAATTGTTAACGAAGACTGATAGGAGAATAGTATGATCAGAAAAGAAAATGGAAGAATTTTATTAGACAATATAGTTTTGACAGAGTACGAAGATGGGCACAATGATTCTCGGAAGTTTCATGAACTATCATATCCAGTGTGGAATTGTTGGTTTTTTTGCCAACGAACAAGAACTTAAATCACTTTACAGTGTTTTAAATTACTATTATAATCTCGACGCAATAAATGATGTCGTTGTAAGCATAAATGATTACGGCGTTGATGATCAAGAAACATCGGAAGTTTAAGGAAAATAATGAAAAAAAACTACTACGAAGAAATGGAACTAGGCGATTCTGGGTGGATTGTAACTCCGGATGGCTACAGAAACATTCACAATAATCATACGATTGATCACATGGGTAGAGAATTTGATGAGAACGGAATTCTTATTTACGATCCAGAAGCCGAAAAAGATCAGCAATGATATCAATCAGGCCAGCCTACAGTATCAGTGAGTTAGAAAAAATATCTTTAATGGATCTATCCTATTCAAGGATAGATGCCTATATGTCTTGTCCGGCAAAGTATTTTTTTTCTTACATTAAAAAAGAACCAAGAAGATTTGGTGAAGCAGCTGCTCTTCGGGAGCATGGTTCACTTGGTCTTGGAGGAAACACTCGCCAAGAAAAAACCAGTTGATCTTAATGAATTAAATAAAAGCTACCTGGAATCAAGGTCCAGGTTTGATCCAGAACAAAAAATCAATGACGAATTAATATCTGTTGGTCAACAAATTATAGAAGAATTTTACGATAGACACGCAGGTGAAGAATTCAGGATTGAGCACAAAGAAAAAGAATTTAATTTTGTAATTGGGCTTTTTAATGTTAATGGATATATTGATAGAATTGATGAATACAAGGACAGGGTTGAGATCATAGATTACAAAACCCGGTAAATGGGAAGTTTCATCTAAGGCGGTTAAGGATAATCTTCAGCTTGGAATATACGCTCTGGCTGTCAGGCAAATGTATCCAGACAAAGAGTTGTACGCAGAGCTGTATTATCTCAGGTCTGGCAATAGAAAAGGTCACATATTTACGGATGATGATTTGGAAAATGTAAAGTTAAATATATTAAATATTGGGAATAAAATGATAAATGACTTTAACTTTCCTCAAACATCTAACGAAAGAGCGTGCAGAATGTGCGATCACGCAATTTCAAAAGCGTGCGCCACTGGGGCAAATCGATTAAAGAAAATGAAGGCATAAAAAATAAGACCTCCTTGCTGCAGGAGCGCAGCAAGGAGGGTCTTAAGGGCAATCAATTAGCTCTGTACCGGGTTGTTAACAGAATCCTGAACACCGTCGAAAGCGTGACGCTGAATCAGCGATGTTGCTTCCTCGGTGGTGAATCCGGCCTCTTCAATCAGACTAACTACATAGTCTGTAGCCGTGCTGGTGGAGCTGTTGATGATGGTTTCCATTGTTGACATGACAACCTCCTGGTTGTGGTTTGTTTTTTTGTATAAATTAATGTATAATATACTTAACGAATATTACACCAATAAGGATAGCATAACAAACATGAACATTGTCGAGCCGAAAGACTTCTTTTTGGAGTTCTCCCAAAAATCTAGCCATCCAAACTTTAAACTTATTTCAGATAAGTATATTGACGAATCCATACTTGCAGACGACAGTATAGCAGCAAAGCGGAGGCAAAGGCAACGTCTACCAACATACAAAAACTGGATTTAGAAAAGATCTTAATCTAAACTTGCGATCAGCTTGGGAAGCAAACTTTGCGCGTATCGCTAAAACATACGCGATCAAATACGAATTCGAACCAAAAGTTTTTACGTTTCCAATAAAAAGAGGAACCAAAGCTTACACTCCTGATTTTTATTTTACAGACTCAGATCAATGGATAGAGATAAAAGGATACTTAGACGATAAGAGTAAAATAAAAATAAAAAGATTTAAGAGATATTATCCACTTGAGTTTGAGAAATTCACAATGATAATTAGCAAGTACTCTACGGACGCAAAGAGTTTTGTTGAAGAACTACAAATACCTAATGTAATCTTTTATGAAGATATGAGAGATTTTTATTCTAAAATAATATACAAATGGGAAGGAAAATAGGATGGCTGCTTACAAGGAGCAATATTACTCGCTAAGTGAGACCGAAATGCAAGATCTGCTTGAAAAAGCAAAGAGTGGTAGTGAGAAATCTCAACTGGAACTTTTAAAAGTTTTTAATAACTTTTTAACAAAGTACACAACAATGCTGTACGTTGGCAAATACAGCCTTAAAGACTACGACATTAGGAGATTTATATCTCTGTTTGTTAAAGATAACTTTGCAAGAATAAAATTGTCCAGGAACAAAATAGATAGCGCAACCATGAAAGTCGTTAATGAAGCTATGAACGGAATCAATTACATGATTAAAAGGTATTGCGATGAAAGGGATGTAAGGCAAACAGTTGAGATGACCTTTTTTCAATGCGTTAAAAGGTATCAAAGAAAAGATTCGGAGAAAGGACCAATACCGTTTAGTGCATTTTTATATAGTTATTTTTTCTATCTCTTAAAAAAGAATGTTGATCTTTTTTTGATAGATCAACTTGGAAGAAAAAGTTTTCCACTTATAGACAACGATGACTACGAAGAGGAAGAAAGCGGAGAAAAGCAAGTGGGGTTTAGACCGCCTCCAGTTGAAGTTAATATGGATTTAATAATTTCTACAGAACCAATAGATGAAATGTGGGTATTAGGAACTACCGCTAGTGAACCTTTCCTACAACTTACCATACAGGAAAGGCAACTGCTAAAATGGAGGTACGGAGACGGAAAGAAATCATCTGAGATAGCCGACAAAACTACTGAGCATGCCAATACGGTAAGAGAACATATTGGAAAGATAAAAGATAAGATAAGAGATACAATTAAGCAATCAAACATGGAAGAATATCTTTGGTACATTAGGGAGTAATAGATGGTCGATAATAATCAAGAACATATACAAAAGTTACTATCCGCCTTTCTTGGCCCTGAAATAGCTCAGGTTGTGAACGCATATGGTTCTGGTGATAACTATAAAAAATACTTTGTGGAAATTCCCGAGATGGATAATATTGATCTTGGGGTTCATGATTTAGCCAACTTGGTCGCAAAAACATCAAATGCTTTTGGTAGAGCAACTCGTTTTGCTGGTATGGCTAGAGCTAATTTTAAGTTAAGCGAAGGACAATAT